AGCCGGGGCCGGGCGAGAGCTGTACGACAGTGGTCGCGTATCCCGCCGTGATTCCAGCCGAAAGCACGGCAGTCCACCAATTGCCATTAGTCTTCATCGGTTTTCCTTTCCTCGTGGCGACGCCAGCAGTGATACCGCTTGTCGTAATCCGCGTACAGGCTTTCGTAGAGTTGTTTCGCCTCGTTGGTGGCTTCGTCGTGGTCGAACCCGTGCTGTTGCAAGACGTATTGAGCGGCACCGACCCAAATGGAGCATCGAACGTGCTGATACCAACGGTCAAACAGTTTGCCGCACACCTTGTCATGCTTGTTGTCTCCGAGAAAGTCGGCAACGCTCTCCACCATGAACTTACGCAGAGTGTTTGCGGTGATATGGTTACGGTCGAACAGTTCCAGCACGTCGCTGGTTAAAATGTTATTCTTCATTGGGTTCCTCCTCTTCTTCTGGTTCGTCATCGTCCACTAGATAATCGTCAAGGCTGATGTCTTGCGGTTCGAAGTAAATCAATCCGTCCAGCAAGATCATCGGGTAGCGCACGATTACGCCTTGCTCTTTGGCGATTGTGCGTATCGCCCGGGCGGTGGGGCTGCCCGACGATACGATGCGGAGCCTACGCCCCATCTGTTGGGCGTACACGCGGCACGTCATCAGATAAACGGCGCTCTGCCGCTTGCATGTGGGGCATCCGTCAAATAGTGCGAACATGTCAGGGCTTTCCAGAATGGTTGCGGTCTTCATCAGAACGTCGCCCCCAGAGCGTCGGCCAGCACATCGGAGATATGGAGCGTGGTCAACTGGCAACGCTTATGATTTTCGATCTTTTCGGTGATGTCCTTACGGTACACGGGGATGACCTGATGGTTTGCAGTTCCGACCACGCGCGGGTCAAACATCGAGAAATACAGGACTTCCAGCGAATCGCACACCACGAAGTATTGCAGCACCTGCGCCTTATACTGGTCGGGGATGAAGTCGAAGCCGGTCGCCTTGGAGTCCAGAGTGTACCCGGGCAATACCTGTTCAATGACGTCCACCAGTTCGGGTTTCAGGTTAACGATATGAGATCGCATGGCGTCCGTGTGCATTATCCACGGCACTACCGTCTGCAAATGGTAGGCTGAGCCGAGCGACTTGCATTCGATGGCCCACGTCGGCTTCTCGTTGTTCTCGTAGGCGTCTGGACTGCAAGCGATACGGTTGTCATAGTCACTCTCCCAGATACCGCAATCGGGGACGCAATCGACGGGGTTGAAGCCAAGCGTTTTGAGCGTGATCCGAATGTTCTCGGGTTCGAGACGGTGGCCGCGTTCCATCGGCGGTTCACCGTCCGCTGGTTCGGCCCACAGTTCCGCGAGAAACTTCCAGAAGTCCACGCCGACCTTGAGCCGCTTGTTCTTGGCTTCGGCGTCCACGATCTTCTCATCGTAGTTCTGGGCCTTCGTGTAATACTCGTTGGCTTTGTCTGGCGCCTTCGCCTTCTTCGCTTGTTCCAACGCCTTGTCTCGGTACTCTTTAAGTTTCTCTACGTCGGTCTGAGCGTAGTGTTCCAAGGCGAGTCCGCCGCTTTTGGTGCCGGTGATACGGCCCACTCGTTCATCGAGCCATGCCTCGGTTTCGTTGGCTTGTGATACGTTGATGATCTTCATTGTGGTTGTCCTTTCGGTTGGGTGTGGGCGGGTGACGAGTCCCGCCCACAAGTCTTTCATGCTGAATATGGAATGTGATTACTGATAATGGTTTGTGTTCAACTCCCTAGGTCATATATCAAGCCCGATGCCTGATATATATAATATATCACATGTTGTGGGATTAGGCAATCAGCGACACGCAGGGGGCATGTCCCAGCACCCTAGTAGGACGTGGATAATCAACGGTGATTGATGGGCGTGATTGATAGGCTCACGCCCGAAAGCCCGGAATATAAGAGGGGGACTACTTACGTTCCCCTTTCACGCCTCGCTTTCGCAGTCGGAAAGGTCAATGTCAAAGCAACGCGCAATATAATCGAAGTTCTCACGCTGCTCATCAGCCGTCAACGCCCGAACGAGATTATCCAGCAGCGTTTCCGCGCCGAGCGAGTCAAGCAGCTTGTCGAAGGCAAGTTCGTTGTCAAACATTTCAGATACTCCATTCCAGCTCCCTTATTAGAACAAGAGGGCTTATAAATCGGTTTGTTTTAAGCAAAATCCCAAAAGTGCGCCAACGCGAAAGGCCACTTACATTCGGTTGACGGCGTTCGTCAGACTGTTCAGGTCGGTTTGCGTGAGTCCATTCCATCCCCTGACCCGACGTTTCAGAGTGCCGTTGATGAAGTCTCCGCGCTCCGCGGATGTGATATTGTGCGCATCCATAGCCCTGACCAGATCGGCGTACTGTTCGGCGCTGATCGCACGGTCTGCGGTCTCGTAACGCTGCTTGGCATACGCTCCGTCGTCGTCCTTGTCGGGGAAGATGCCCAACACCGCGTAGAGACTGTAGCGGCGGGCGTAAGTGATCGCGCTACCGACCTGCTGGGGGTCGCCGGTCACGAAGAACGGATAGGAGCAGACCACCATCTGGTCTGTATCATCGAAAATGATGGTTTCCACTGTTCCGATGGCCTGTCGCGTTTCTCCCGTGTTGTCGAACGTGACGCGCTGGCTGAATGCCAGACCGTACTTCTCGAAAACCGGTTTGATGGTTTTGAGTATCGTGGCGAGGTTGAGATACTTGTAAGTCCGGTTGCCTGCCTGTGCGGTTTCGTCGGTGACGAAGTTGGGGACTTCGTTGAGAACTTGCATGAACTTGTTGCTGAGATTGTTGGTTGCCATCTCAGTGCTCCTTTCTGATAGTGTGATGATATATAAAGTATATCACAAGTTGCGTGATATTACAAAGTCAATAAAGCGGCCGGACGGTTCCACCACATCAACAAGCTGGATTACGGCACGCGGCGGAAGCCCAAGCTCCGCAAAATCAGCATCCGTAGTAGGACGTGCTAGGACGAGTGTCTAGGACGCCATAACTGGCGAGATAACGCCAATTAGGACGCTAGGACGCTAGGACATGCATTAACTCAGATTGGCCATGCCTCGCCGTTCGTCAAATACACATTATCCGCGTCCCCGTTATCGAACTGGGCACCCAAAAGCCCGTCCAGCATTGGCATCCCGCCGAGATTGTACGCCTCAACGAAGAATTCGAGGCGGGTCGGCTGATTGCCTTCAAGCACGTACATGGTGCTCGCCCACTCGGTCTTCCCGTTACGTTCCTCATAGTCCCGGAATGCTTGCTCGTACACGTCGGCGTCAACGTATCCGTAATCTCCGATACGCCAGATATCGTCTGTCTCGGTGTATGTGTCGAAGTCGCGGCATTCGGGGATTAGACGGTTATCGATGCTGCGAATCATGTCGCGGGCCTGATCGAGAGTGATTTCCGTAGCGTTTCCCATTTCTGTTCCTCCTTTGCCTTGTCAGAAGGCGCGGTATTCGAAGCCGTCAGCGCCGACGAATACTTTTGCGACAGTGTGATGCGATTCCATCTGGGATTTCTTCTTAAAGGTTTCGTACAGCGTCGTGGAAAACTTTGTATAGCTTTCGCACTCCAGCATCTGTGCAGCCATCTGCTCCAGAGTCAGGTAGCGGTTCTCGTAGCAGAGCCAAGCGTATTCCTCCCATGTTTCGTTCCGAGCTTCCCGGATCAGCTTGGACAGTTTGCAGACTGGGATGTACCCGTAGAGTTCGTGATTGTAGTTGAAGCCGCACCGTTTGGGCTCCTGAGTCCAGTGGTCTTTGGCAAGGTGGATGACGCGCTGGATGCCGCCGCGAATAGTCTGGATATATGTCTCGTTCATTGTGTCCTCCTTGGGAATAATGCAAGCCTATTGGCTTGATATATTTATTATATCACATTGTGTCTTATGATGCAAACAAAAAGGCCGGGACTCGCCCGGCCTGTAATCACTCTTCCTCGGCGTCTTTCCTCGCTATCTCGATGATCTTGGATACCGCAGCAGCCATATTCTTGATTCCGTTACGTGAAGCGAACGATGTCACCTGATGCACGAACTCGTCGTACAATTCCATAGGCACCAACCCGAGCATGTCCGAGTTGCAATCATCCACGAACTGTTCAAGTTCTTCGTATTCGCGGGTCAGAAACAAAAACTCCACGTTCTTGTATTCGTACTTCACATTCAAACTGTTCAGGTTGACTTGCTGCGGTTCGACGTGAGGGAGGCTGTCCTGATCGAGTCCGCTGAGCAACAAGTCGTCTACGTTGTCCATCTGAGTGACCAGCTGCGCCAGTAGTTTCTCGTCGGCGTGGCCGGTGAGTTCGTTGGCGGCTATCTGCTTCGCCGTTATGGTGGAACGTGTCATAGGCTTCGTGTCCACGATAACCGGGATACGTTGGATACCGGCGCGGGCGGCGGCTCTTGTACGATGATGGCCGGAAACAATACTTATCGGCCCTTCTCCGTTCGGTTGCGAACAGTACGGCAATGACTCCAACATCCCTCGTAGCTTGATGTTCTGGGTCAGCGCGTCGAACTTACGTGGTTCCATGACTTGCGCGTTCAGGTCTTGTTCCTTGAGATTGACCACGTCGACCCACTTGATTACCAAACCGTCGGCTATGGTCATTTCTTGCGACGTGTCGATATCAGACATTATTTCCTCCTGTTCTCTTTGGCTAGGAACTGTCTGAGAATGTTCCTTAAGCCGATCTCTTCGTGCCAATCGCTCTTATACTGCAATTGGTACTGTCCGTTTTTACGGTCGCGTCTGTCCAGTTTCATCAGGCCGCGAAGTCCCTTGGCTTCGGGGTATCGCGTGTACTCAACGGTTGCCAGCCCATCGCACGCATCGACGAGTATCTGTGTCTTGGGCGTAGCGCAGAGCTGGAACGTGGAACGACGTAACGCTATCATCGTGACCAGCTTCGTAAGCCGATACCGTTCGTGGGAGACCCCGAATGCTTGACGCAATACCGCGTAGCGAATCGTGTACATGGGATTTGGCAAACCATATCCGATGATCCCGGCAACGTAACCGTCGATTAGTACGAGAACACACATCGGGCTCACGTTTCCCGATATCCTATGCCGCATCACTTGCAGATACGAGTCTTGGGCCGCGCTATCGCGTAACGGTACGACCTTGATTTCGGAACGTTCGGTAATCTGATGATCTCTGGGCAATATCGGTATCGGTATCTCCGCCGATTTCGACGCCGCCACAGTCACCATGTTCCCGCCGACAAGACGTTTGACCTCGTTCGGACGGTTGGAATTCATGTAAATCATACTGTCCAAACCCAGACGCCTAGCGTAGACCGGGCTATCAGTTGCGGCGTTTCCGGGCGTTTGCTGCTGCTGGCAGATCAGCAACGCCTTACGCCCATCGAACAGCTTACAGAGCTTGGGAATATCAACGGGAGCATTGAACACGTTGTATTCAGGTTCCGCCCATTGGAACCTCCCCCCGGTCTCGAAGAACTTTTCATAAGCTCCCGGATACGTAGGAGGATTGGCGAACACGATGGTGTGCGGGTCATCCATAATGCGTTCCGCATACTTCATCGGGTCGGTGGGCTCGTATCTCAGCCCCCCCAACTTGACCATATTCGCTGCGATTCGCTCCCGTAGCTGGCCGACGTGTTCCGAATCGTTGATGTCAAGATCAGCCAGAAGTTCACGGTAGTAATCGATATCGTCGTGCTTGCTGAGACGCATACGATATTGCGCCATGATTACGGTAGCCGCGTCATCCGCTGCGTTTCCTGAGAGCGAGACTGGTGAACCGTCAACGGTTGCCCGCATTTCGGTGAGAGGCGTCCCGCTATATGCATATCCGAGCGCTGCGGTGTACGCCCACACGTCGCACGCCTCGATTTGCTCCGGTTTCCAGCCGTTCTCCACGGCGACCATGCAGTTGGCGAAGGCTCCGGCGTACAGTTCGACGTATCGCGTATACCCTGACGCGGGCGCCTGCCTAAACAGATTCCCGTTCCAATCACGTTCGGGCTTATCCCAAGTGTTGAGGAACAATATGGACGGTGAGTTGAAACCTGCCATCAGACCGCCCCCCAAGAGTCGAACTTGGTGCCTCCCAATTCGAGATTGGGCGCTCTATCCGGTGAGCTAGGGGCGGAATAGCAACGGTCATTAGAATAGCACATTTTGATCGGCCTCCAAACCTTTTTGTAATTCCTTGACTTCTTCACCGGTCTTTTCCTGCCACCATTGGGCGAAAATCGTTCGGTGGCACAAGCCTTTTCTTACGTCATCGAAGCATAGAAGCACGATGTCTTTACCTCCGTTGAGTTGCGATATCGTTTCAAGTTCCGTTCTGATGCGGGCGACCCCGTGTGAGTCCAGCATGGCACGATACCGTTCGGTGAATTCTTCGTCGGTTCCCTCCATGAACCATCGGCCCGGCGTCACTGTTTTCGCCGATGCTGCGATTGTGTACGGAAGTCGCCATCGTGGCGAACCGTACGTTATGCGTACCGGTATGCCTTGTGACGGGGTGAAGTCGTGGTATCGGTTTGTGTAGATCTTCATATGCATCCTTTCTATGCAATGTGTGATATAGATATTATATCACACTGCTGGTTCTTGTTGCAAATTGCCCACATTCTTAACTTCGTCTGGGAAGAATTCCATTTCCAAAGCCTCCACACCACCGGTGGCACCCCAATACGCACGCCTCGCACGCAGAACGGTCGCCACGTCGGCGGACATGGAATCGGGAAGCCTATTGGCCATCCAATCCGACAGCTTCGCTTCGCTCCGCTGTTCCCGCTTCTGAACCCTCCAATTAACCGGGTTGGCCAGCCACACGGGCAGAGTCCGCACGTACTGCAATGGCGTACCCTCGCACGATTCCATGAAACGCTTCGCCGCCCTCATAAGCGCGTCGGCACCAACCTCGTCGTAAGCCGTATTGAAATACATGAGGAATTCGTTAGAGACCCTGCACTTCTTTGGCCACAACGCCATAAGAGCCCTGAGGGTATCCACCGAATGGCAGGTGACTGTGATTTTTTCTTCGCCGCGCGAGTATTGTTCTTGGGTTTTGTTCTCTTGGGTATTGTTCGTCAAAACCTCGTTTTGGGGTGGGTCAAAAGCAGGTTTTGAGGGGTCAAAAGCAGGTTTTGGGGTCGGTGCATGGTCATAACCCTGTTTTGGGGTCGGCTTCCACAGCGAGACGTGATACCGGTTAGCCCTGCCATCGGACTTGACCCGTCGGATATATCCAAGTTGTTCAAGCACGTTGAGGCTCTTGGATACCGTGGGCTGTGAGCAACGCGCGATCTTCGCCAGCCGCTCCAAGCTGGGCCAGCATACGCCGGTGTTGTCGGCGTGACGTATCAGCGCCATATACACCAACAGATCGTATCCGCCCAACCGGTCATCATCCACCGCCCAATTCGGCAACATCGAAAAACCCGAGTTCTGTGCTATACTCGTATCGGACACGTTTCCAACCTTTCTGTTAGCGCCTCCCTTCCGTTCGCTCGGGGGAGGCGCTTACTTTATTCCTATTACTATCTTATTTGACGGTGATGCGCACGGTTCCAGTGCGTATATATATATTATATAGCTAGCATATGCTACTTGCAATCATAAATAATCTGATGTATATTTAAATCATGTACGCTAAAGACTACACCGCAACGACGGAGCAGTACGCGGAACGCTGGCACCTCAACATCCAGACCGTCCGCAGATACTGCCGTGAGAAACGACTGCCATACATCAAGGTAGGTAACCGCTACTACTTCAACCCCTACATCACACCACTACCCGTAGGAGCAACGATCAACGATGAATGACCCAAGAATCACACTGCCGATTGCACGCTTGGCGGCAGACCCCGAACGCAAACAGACCCGCAACGGCACCCCCTACATGCTTATCCGAGTCGCCGCCACAGGCGGACACATGGACAAGACCACAAAACAGTGGGTTGACCACGACACCATGTGGGCGACGATCTTCGAGTATGACCTGAGACTTGCGGAAACCTACGAACGCATGCTGCGCAAGGGCACACCGGTAAGGGTCGAGGGTGTCCTGAAATGGAAGACCGGCACCGACAACCAAGGGCAGCCGCGCACCGACTTCATCATCGAACACGCGACCATCAGCCTCGCCATGCTCAAAGCCAAGAACCAGCAGACTCAGCAAACTCAGCAGTCCGGCAACCAGTGGCCGGGAACCGACCCGTTCGGCTCGACCAACTCGCTCAACCAGACCGACAACGAATGGGACGTGTTCTAAATGGCAGTGAACGTCACCGAGAATCCCAAACAGGATGCTGGCCGTGAAATCGATACGAGCGCGTACCCATTTATCCAACTAGAGGCAGGCGAACTCGTCCGGATGATCTGTGACGCCTACCAAACCGGCGTATTTTCAGGAAAGGCACAATCATGAAATTCACGAAACGCGCATACGTCAAAGTGTGGCAGAACTGCCTAGAAGACGACCGCGAAGACACCACCATAACCCTCTATGACTACGAGGACGCGAACGAACTCAACAGTATCCCGGTAGCCCTGCTCTATCTGCTGGAACGTTATGCGTTCGTCAACAGTATGGAAGAATTCGACATCCTCGAACACTGCCTTACAGCCGAATCGTTCGATCTCATAGGCTTCGTCAAAACCTACCGGGACATGCTCAGCAAAACCGGCGACTTCTGGACACCCATGAAGTTCATCACCGCAAGCCCGAAACCCGTGGACGGTATCCCACCAGTCTCGTACTGCCCACGCTGCGGAGCGTTGATCTGGCCAGACACCACATTGCGCTGCATCAACGGACAACCCGAAAACGACGCCGAATATTACCGACGAATCCTCGAAATCTACAAGAACAACCCAGACCCGCTGTTCTGCCACAATTGCGGGCAACGCTTCAAATACGTCGGCCAAGACCAACTAGCCTACAAGCATCAAAGCAACCGCGCCGACATCCTACGCACACTCAAACTCAAGGCGGAAACACAACCAACGTTCGACTTGGCGGAGTTTAACCAATGACCGGCGAACCATTATCGTTCAGCCTGTTCATCCCCGGCATCCCCGCCAGTAAAGGCTCCTACCGTCCAATCACCGGCAGGAGCCGAACCACAGGCAAACCCGTAACCCGCCTAATCCCAATGGACAAAAAGGAACGCCCGTGGCGCGACCACGTCCGCGACACCATCCTCAGCCACAAACACCCAACCATCCCACCCAACTCATACATCAAAATAGAAACCACGTTCTACCTTCCACGCCCCAAAACCATCCCACCCCACAAACGCAAACACCCCACAGTCAAACCCGATATAGACAAACTCCAACGCGCCCTATACGACGCCATCACCGAAACCCACATCTGGCATGATGACTGTCAGATAACCGACGTAACCAGCCACAAACGATACGCCGACAACACCACCACCGGCGTATTCCTCACAATCACATGGGAGCCAAACCAATGAAAAAACCAAACGAATTCGACTACTTCCGCAACACCACACCCGGCTACAAGCTAGGCCGCATTCTCGGCGGGCTACTCATCACCCTAGCCGTACTGCTCATCACCACCGGCACCATAGCCCTACTCAAACTACTCATAACCTACATCCTCGCGTAAGGAACCATCATGCCCCTCAGCCAACACAAAACCGAACTAGCCCTCCAATGGCACCGCAAACACTACAACATCGAATACATCGCCCAACTACTCAACACCACCCCAGAAGAAATACAAACCATCATCAACCAACACCAACAACAAACTAAACTCAAGAAAGCATAAAATAACCCTTATGAGCAACGTAACCCGCGACGCACACGGCAGAATCACCGGAGGCGTGAACAATCCAACCGGTAAAGGCGGCTTCCAAGAACGCCCACAAGACCGCAGCCGTAAATGGACAAAACGCGGCAGCGTGAAATACAACCTCCAACAATTCCTTGAACTCACGAACGAGGAACTAGCGGAATGGGTGCAGCGTATGGACGAACTGACCCAAGCCGAACAGATCGCCCTACGCCGGGTTCTTGAATCAAAGAAAGACGGTGAGAAATCATTCCGCGCCTATCAGGACATCGCCAACCGTACCGAGGGAATGCCACGCCAGCAGGTTGACCAGACGGTGCAGATGTACGAGCCGCCTACGATCAACGTTACGGTGAAGTGAACAGACCCGAGCCTACTACTGTCAATAAGGCTCGGGCTCCCTCGGGTGAAGACCATACTATTGAGAATCGCGCGCACATTATGGAACAAAACGGAACATTCAACCTCGTAATCCCCAAAGCATACGAAGATCTACTGTTCTTCCTCCATGACCGTGACAATCCGCCATACCGCTACTACGACTACAGCGGAGGCCGTTCAAGCGCGAAAAGCACCAGCGTAGCCCTAGCCCTAGCGCTCGAAGCCAGCATGTACCCCACCCGCATCCTATGCACCCGTGAATTCCAGAACAGCATTCAGGAAAGCGTCAAACAGCTCCTAGCGGATATCATCAGCCGCTATGAGCTTCCCGGTTTCACCATCACCCGCGAACAGATAACCCACGTCAACGGCAGTGTGTTCTGGTTCAAGGGCTTGCACGAAGACCCTGAAAGCACGTTGAAAGGCATCGAAGGTGTAGACCGTTGCTGGATCGAGGAAGCCCAGTTCATCACCGACCATAGCCTAGACGTGTTGCTGCCGACCATCCGAAAGAACGGCAGCACCATTATCTTCACCCGCAATCCCCTAACCCCGGAGGATGCGATAACCACACGTTTCGTCACCCATCCGAGCCAGCTCACCCAACAACGCACCACCCACCATCACACCACATGGCGGGACGCGGAACAAGCTGGAATCCTTCCCGAGGAAATCAAACAGCAGGTCGAAGAATCACGAAACAACCCAGACTTCGCCCACATCTGGGAAGGAATGCCCTACGAGAAAACAATCAACCAGATCATAAGCTGGCAGCAACTCACAGACGCGACCGAACGCCAACCTCAAACAGACGGCGGCGTAAGCTTCGGCGTTGACGTGGCCCGATACGGAGCCGACCGAACCGCCGTAGCCATCGTAAAGGGGCGCCACCTAGTAGACCTCGTGAGCTGGAGCAAGACCAGTCTTGTCGAAACAGCGGAACGCATAATAACCCTCGCCGGGACACATCATCCAAGCATCATCAACGTGGACGATACCGGCGTGGGCGGAGGTGTGACGGATATTCTCCGCAGCCGAAGCCAACCAGTGAACGGCGTCAACTTCGGAGCCAAGCCCAAGCATCCCGACCGCTATCCGGCAGTCAGTTCGGAATTATGGTTCGAGTTCGCCGAACAGCTTTCGGAAATCACCATCAACCCGAATCTGGAACACCGAGCCGAACTGTTTCAGGAACTCAGCACCCGTGAATGGGCAATCAACAACAGAAACCTACGCGAAGTGCAGCGGAAGAAAGACTACAAAACAGAGAATCAGACTGGTAGTCCCGATTTAGCGGATAGCGTCCTTCTCGCCTACTACAAGCCGCTGCAACTCCCCTCATGGGACGTTGCGGTCTGCTAGGTTTATGCGTTGCACCCGGTAGACTAGACGCAGGGTCTTATGACGAATCGAGGAACTGTGAGCCTGCTGAACAATCTCCGTGAAGGTTTTATGAGCGCGTTCGACCGTAGCCACGCGCCAAGCTCAACCCCCACGCCTATGGGCGGGGACATCTGGCAGCCGATGGGCGGCAACAACATCCCCCTGCACGACACCTACGACAACGTGTTCCCTTATGTGAACGCAATCGCCCAACGGTTCAGCACGGTAATCCCCTACGCCGTGGACGCGGAGAACAGGCGTATCGACCCGGCCCCCGCACCGTTGACCGCGCTCTACGCGCCAAACGACACGTATTCGTGCTTGGAATTCCTCAAGATCATTTGCGCCACCATCCTCACCCAGTCACACTTGGATATTCTTATTTGGACGACTAACGGGCCGGGCGGAGACATTACAGCCGACAACATCATCGGATATACGCTGCTACCGTCGAACAGCCGCCAGTACAATTCTTCCCGCTCGGACTGGTATCATCGCGTTACGATGGACTTGGGCGACGGCGAACGAGTCTACGAATTTTCCCGGGACGAAACCATCGCTCTCAGCTACAGCCAGCACCCGAACGACCCGACGCGCGGCATTGCTCCTGCCATGACGGTGAAGAAGTGGGCGAACGTGGACGATATGATCGCCGACTATGAGCGTGGCTTCTTCGGCAACAACGCCGTACCCGCTGGAATGCTCGGCATTGTGTCGGAGAACACTGAGGACTTCCAACGCAACCGCGACCGTCTCGAAAGCACGTTCCGTGGCGCGGGCAACAACAACGGAATCGTGTACAACATGATCCCGGTTGACCCTATGACCCATAAGCCCAGCACCACCAGTAAACTGGTGTGGGTGCCGTTCCAGAACGCCAACGATACGCTGGACTTGCAGACCGTGAACGACGTGGTAAACAACCGATTGTCGAACGCGCTCGCTGTCCCGGACATTATTCGCGGCATCGACAACGGCCAGACCTACGCCAACGCCGAACAGGCCGAACGCGCCTTTATCGAAAACACGTTGAAGCCGCTGTGTATGACGGTGTGGGATAAATGGCAGTTCGAACTTGACCGCATCACTGGCGGACTTGGGTATGGCATCACTTTCGACCTCAATCTGCCTTCCCAAACCGACATGGAGAAGGTTCAGGCCGACACCCAGAAGGTACGTATTGACTCGCTCACCCAGCTCCTGAACATGGGTGCCAGTCTGGAATCTGCCGTGGACGCGCTCGGCTTACCCGACTCGTACAAGCGTCTTGACCTGCACCAGCAGGCTCCGACGCTGACTATCCCAACAGCCGCAAAACGGTATAGCCGTAATATCAAACCGCAGGAAACGGCAACCGAGAAACGCATTCTGCCCGCCACTCGAACCTACGTGGACAGAGTTATCAGGCTTGCCCGTCGCTCTCAGAACAGTTTGCGCGATGATTTGGAAGCTATCGGCGACCAGTGGATTAACGACGTGGAAGATGAACTGATGACCAACCTCGCCGCCTACGCCCGCCGTACCGGCTACGAGTTGGAGCAGGTCATTACCGCGTGGACGGAAGTCCACCCCGAAAGCTCCATTGCCGTGGAAGTCGAGAACTACACTGCCGATGATTGGCGGCAACTCTACTTCTGGACTGAACTCCCCGACACTGTGCATGAAGCGTACCTAGACCACTTGCGGAGTGTCGCCAAGTCTACCAGCAAGACCATCACAAACAACGTCCTAGAAATCCTGAACCGTGCCGACGTGGAACAGTGGGACGCCGAACGCCTGCGTGACGAGCTCGAACGCATGGGCAACAATCACGCCGAACTGATTGCCCGCTGCGAAACCGTGCAATCGCAACGGCTCGGCAGTCTCTACAGCGCCCGCAATCTCAGCGAAACGCTCGGCGTCCGACTGTACAAGGTATGGCGTACCAGCGGAGACGAAAAAGTGTGCGAATTCTGCCGCCACATGGAAGGCAAGCGAATCGCATTGGATGACACGTATCTGGCGGAGAACGCCAGCGTCGAAATCGGAGACCGCACCTACGTGAACAACTTCGAGAGTATGCAGACACCGAACGGACACCCCAACTGCCGGTGCTACGAGGATTACGAGGTGGTCGAATAATGACTTACGACATTCATTGCAAACGTTGCGGACGCTACCTAGGCTCCTGCGCCCGCAACACCACGGTCACGTTGAAGTGCCCGAACTGCAAGGGCTTGGACACGTACCGCATCGTGCTACTATGGGGTGCAGAACATTAAGCCCATTAAGGACGTTCGACCGCACTACTCCCTACTCATTTGAAAGGGCCGCGATGAAGACTCGTAAGAGCTTCGCCAACAGCGGTGCCCCAGAAACCAATGGCCGTACCCTCACCTTCCTCGCCAACAGCGGCAAAGTGATGTGCGACGGACTCACCGTAGATTTGAAGACACTGAAAGCGCCGTTAATCGACGGTACTCTGAAACTCGTGTCCGATCTCACCGAGTCCGACAAACTATCCCTTCCGCTCCTGATCGACCACATGCCCAGTATCGAATGCCAAGCGGGTGCGATCACCCGACTTTGGATGACCGACGCCGGACTAATGGCCGAAGCGAAACTCAGCGAGGTAGATCAAGGCGAACGTATCCGCCAGCTTGCCGCCGACGGATGCCTGACCAACAGTTTCAGCATCACCGTTGAATTCAACCAGCGTCCCGGCAAGGACGGTATCATCCACGATGGCGAACTATTGGAAATCAGCGTTGTCTATCGTGGGGCCGACCCTCGGGCCGCTTTCACCGCAATCAACAGCCGCAACAACAAGAATGGAGATACCATGGACCCGGAACTCCTGAAGAAACTGGCGCGTACCATCGCCCAGTTCAAACTCACCCCGGACGAGGCGGAACAGCTCACCGATTCCATCGGTGACATCATGCAGTCCGCTCTCGATGACATCACCGCTGCCATCACCAACCAGAAGGAAGGCGAGGGCGAGGGCGAGGGCACCCCGGCACCGGAGGACCCCGTGCAGACTTCCAGCGGTCGCCAGACCATCATCATCAACAAAGCCAACCACGCCGCCCACCAGTCGGGTACTGTGAAGTTCTCGCATGATCGTAAGACGTGGCTTGACTCCGACGACGCCATGATCGCGTTCGAGCGCGCCCTCATTGCGTCCGATAACAAGGGTATTGAAGCGTTCCACCGTGAGTGGGCTGACACCGTGAACCGTAACATGTCGGACACCGCATCGTTCGGCGTTGACGCCACCAACGTGGACAAGTTCATCCCGACTGTGGCAATCACCACAATCGAGGACGCGCTGAACACGCGCGGCTCCGGCCTGTGGAACCTGCTGCGCAAGACCGGCATTGATCGCCTCACCATCGGCGGCAATATCGCCGGTCTAACTGATCAGACCCGCGCCCACGGCTACCCGGTGGGCTCCTACGGCACGAAGAAAAAGGAACAGGTGCTTTCGTTCGTGAAACGCGAGCTTCAGGCCGACTACACCTACAAGTACATCAACCTGAACAAGGGCGATATCCGTCGCACCCAGCGTCCGGGCGCTCTGCTCCGCTACGTGCTTCAGGAACTCCCGAACTACATCATCCAAACCATCGAACGTCAGATCACGCTCGGCGGCTACACGGACATGGCGCATTTCCGTTCCGTCGTGACCGACGCAGCAGACGAGTCGCCCGAGTGGGGGGGCAGCCGTTTCGCGCTCTCCTACACCATGACAGATAAAACTCCGCTGATGGACTTCGTGCGTGCCTCCCACATGGTTCGCGCTCAGGGCAACAAGGTGCTGCTGTGCAACGCTGACACCGTGGCCGACCTGCTGATGTCCGCAGACGCTAACGGGAATGCGTACATTGCTCTCGGCGGTGACGATACTCTGGCCCGCGCCCTCGGCGTTAACCAGATCATTACCCCTGAATGGTGGACGGACACGGACAACACCACCGCTATGGGCGTCATCATGTCCGCGTCTCACTACGCGGTGGTTGGCGATACCTCCATCGAGGCGTTCACTAACTTCGCATTGTCCACTAACACCAACGAGTATCTTCAGGAGATTTACGCTGGTGGTGGTCTGGACGCTGAGAAGTCCGCCGTGGTCATCAAGCCGAGGGCCAAGTGATGAACGCTGAAATGTACGCAAGAGTCGGCGGCAAGGCACTGCCGGAAGACAATTTGAACACGGTTAAGGTCATCAACTTCGTTGATAAGGAAGGCCAGCCTGTGAGTATGGGTCAGGGCGCTCAGGGTCCCAAGGGCGACCCCGGCGCTCAGGGTCCGGCTGGCCCGCAGGGTGAGCGGGGTCCGCAGGGTCCCGCTGGCCCGCAGGGTGAGCGGGGTCCGCAGGGTCCCGCTGGTCCTGCTGGTCAGGATGCCTCGATCACTAAGGCCGCTCACGTTGACCCGAACTCTGGTTCGGTTGCCGACGTGGTGAACGCTCTGATCGCCGCAGGTTTGATGGCGTCCGCCTGACACGCTACCCTAAACAGTAGCGGGACTGCACCGCAAGGCCCTATCTCCTACAATGGGAGGTAGGGCCTAACTTATTTTCCCGGAGGAGCGGTTATGGACATCGACGCAAGCGTAATCAATCAGGTAGGAGACGCGAACTACGCACGGTGGAAGGATGCCGCGCTCGCAGACCTCGCCAACATCATATGCCAAAAAGACCTATTCCCGATTACGGATGATTACGTGGGGATTGTCGTAGGAGATGGCCGCCACATAGCGTTACCGGCATGGTATTCGGATGTGACCAACGTGCAGACCACCGACGGTGTGAAGCTCGATTTTCGCGTGAACTACGATATGGGCGACGGGTGGGCGCCCGAAACCAAATACGCCAACTGCCTGACTATCGCGGAACGTCTTGATGTCGGCACGGCAGTCACCGTGACCGGAACGCACGGGTTCGCCAAACTGCCCGCCCCATTATCTTCGGTGCTGGCGGCTGTCATCGAGGCAGATCAAAGCGTGCTTGAACAGACGGACCGGATCACGTCGAAGAGCATCGAGGATGTGAGCGTGGGCTACGCAACGATCAACGAGACGGCTATGGAACGCGCGTTGACCCCGTACCAGTCGCTTATTAGCCAGTGGAGCCTATGCCGGAACGGAGTCCAGACTGGTGGCATTCTCTCCATGCCTCGCAAGCATCATCAATTACCGTGGTGGCTCAACGCTCAGGATTACATGGGGGGTGACTACGCTTATGGCAACGCTCTGTGACCCGTTCCGCTTGTTCCCGAACCAAGTCCAGACAGCGACGCTTTGGCGGTACACGGCTCCCGGTCTGCCTAACGAACAATTGGCCGACTTGCAGGTGATTGTGAAGCATTCCACTCAGTCTGACCAGCCGACCGAATACGGTTCGCGTATCAGCAGCCGACGCTTCCACATCCAAACGGACACGGTTCCCGAGAACTTGCGGGAAAACATGGAACTATGGCCCGATCTCATGGTTGAATTGTCCGATGGCAGGGTATACCAAGTCACGCAAGCCAGTCGCGGCGATGACATGGACATGGGGGAAACCCGGTTCATCACCGTGTACGGGAACCCGTATGGAAGGGACAGCATATGAGCTACCGCCTACAGTTGTCCGCTACTTGGGCGCGCAAACTCTCCACCCAACAGTTGAACAAGGGCGGCGTGAAAATGATGACCGACATCCTCAAGATGGCACGTCAGAACGCTCCCGTCTTGACCGGCGCTTTGCGTAACAGTGGCCGTTTCCAACAACTTTCCACAATGAAGTGGCGTATCACGTTCGGCAACAGTCGCGTGCCTTACGCTCGTATCCGCGAACACACGAACCGGTTGCACCCGAACACGGTACGCTACCTCCAGCGGGCTAGGAACACTGCCGCTAGCCGTGCTAAATCATATTTCAACCTAGGATAGGATCGCCATCATGATTGATCTGGCCATGTGCATGACCCTCCAAAACGAGGGTTTCGGCACTTACGGAAAGACACTGTTCTTCGGCACCAGCCCAGTACTGGACACGGGTAGCGTTACGAACGCCGAGGGCATTTGGATCAACGCGAACACGGTTGACATCAACGGCGATCTGTACACCGATCAGCTCACTATCAGTAGCCGCTATTTCGACGTGATCGAACAAGGCCGTCTGATGCTCCGTCTCCTGCACTTCGTCAACAATCGTCTGCATGAGTATTGCCGACTGACATGCAACCCTATCGCTGATATTGACTTTGTATCAATCCGCGTGCATCCGGCTACCGCAATCGACATGGACGCCATCGACGGGGAAGGCCGCTGGGTGAAAAGCATCCGGTTCAATGTGGATTACAAACTCTCCCCCGAAACGGTAGAATAGGAACCGTCCATTAGTCGCCGCGTGTGCAGTCCCGCCCGACGAAAGGACAAACAATGGCTTCCTACCCCCTTATTGGCAAGAAGACAGTCTACATCGACGATATGGTGATCTCCCCTGACTACGTTCAGGATGAAGCTGGCACCATTACCCTGACTCCCGGCACTACCGAGGTGTCCTCGCAGTCCGGCACTATCAACGTACCGAATGGCTCATATGAGGAAATGAGTTTCGAGCTGAACATTATCTGTCCGAGCGTCCGCTACCTCGGCATGCTGTTTCCGGAACTGTACCATGATGCGAAGTTCAAGCGCGTTATCTCCGGTTCGCTGTCCGAGACGGGTCAGGTGCGTTTCGGCAACACCGAATGTGTTTCCAACACTCCGCGTGACATCATTATCCATAACGTGTGCGATGGCCATTCATCGGCGCAGGACTTCCGTATCCCGCAGGCGCTAACCAGCGCGGGCGGCGAGTTCACCGTGAGCCTGTCCGACCCGTTCGTGGTCACACTGTCCGGCTCGATGACTCCCGGTGCGAACGGTGCCGTGGTCATGGGCGAGCTTGATCTAAATGACCCATCGTATTACGACGAGGATTCCGGCACCATCAAGAAGGAGAACGTTCAGGTCACCGCGCTTACCGCGTCCCCGGCGAACATCTCCGGCAGAGTCGGCGATCATGTGATCGTGAATGTGATGGCGTCTCCGAATGGTGCGACTGGTACCATCACCGCCATCGTAGCTGAAACCGCTAAGGCTGTCGCTACGGACAACGGGGATGGTACTTGGGATATTCAGTTTAAGCAGACTGGTACGGGTACCGTCACGTTCAAGAGCGGCAGCGTTCAGACCGTGGTTAACTTCAATGTCGCCGGTGCGTGAGCATAAGTAACGCCCGCCACCGTAGCTGGCACGGTCGGGTGGCGGGCGCGTGATAGAGAAGTTTCCGAAGGGGAATAACCCATAATATCACACGAATGGAGCAACAATGACTACCCCTGTTTTGAGCATCGACACCCGAGAAGCGTTCCGCACCCTCACCGTGAAAATCGACGGCACCGTGTACACCATGCGACCGCTCGGCTCTAAGGATATGCTCACGATCTTGGATCATGCTGAGACGATTGACAAGCTGAGCGCTGGCGTGGCGAACCGTGAGACTTTGGAAACCGCTGAAAAGATTATCTTCCCGTTGGTCGAAAGCCTTATGAGTCCAGCTGATAAATTCTCCGAGTGGGCTTCACAGACCCGTAAGCGTAGCGACCTTGCCTATCAGCGTGCCATGACCGCGTTGTGCGGGCTTATGGCGAAGAACATCACGGTTGACATCAAAGGCGAATGATGAAGTCGTGGGATAGCCTGCTTACTCCCGCCGAACGGGAGGCGATGAAGAGTTACAAACAGAAGGAGGCGTCTCGCAAGCCGCTTCCGAGCGTTCATATCCTCGCCGAGCTTGGCGCCTTGTATGGGTGGCAGGCTATCCGCGACGTGTTGGAAAACAACGTGTCTCCTTCCCTGATGATGAAACTGCTCAGGGAGGGACGCCGTATCCGACGGCGGCGGCTGGCGGAACAATATCTCATGACGTTCGATTGCATAGCCGCCGCGTTCAGCAAGAATGGCGACCGCAGGATTAACACGATTATCGAAAAACTCGGGAAGGACGTGTGATGGCCGACGCGACACTGACCCTAGACGCCGAGATCAACACCGGCGATTGGAACGCTGGCGTAAAGGATATTCAATCGGGTAGCCGTCAGATCGAAGAGTCGGCGCGACATGCTGATGAAGCGTTTGGGAACGTTGATAAATCTTCAAGCAAGTCTTCCAGCGGGTTAGGGAAGTTCGGTGCCGCCGCCGGTGCTGTTGGCGGTCTTGTTTCCTCGGGTATCGGTATGGCTGTGGACGCCATCGGTGATCTTACCGGAGACATTATCGAAGCCTCCGACTCTGCGGACAAGTTCAAAAGCACGCTGAACTTCGCCGGACTGGATACCGGGACTATTGACGCGCTCACAGCCAGCACTCAGGCTTACGCCGACCAGACTGTTTACAGTATCAGCGATATCCGTAACGTGACCGCTCAGCTTGCCGCGAACGGAGTACAGGGCTTCGACAAACTAGCCGAGGCGGCTGGCAATTTGAACGCGGTCGCGGGCGGTAACGCGGAAACTTTTAGCTCGGTCGGTATGGTGCTTACGCAGACCGCTGGCGCTGGCAAGCTCACCACGGAGAACTGGAACCAGCTAGCCGACGCCATTCCCGGTGCATCCGGCAAACTTCAAGAGGCGATGCTGAAGAACGGGGCTTACACTGGGAACTTCCGCGACGCGATGGAGAAGGGCGAGATCAGCGCGGAGGAATTCAACCAAGCCATAATGGACTTGGGTTTGACGGACGCCGCGAAGGAAGCCGCTACCAGCACCAGCACTATTGAAGGTGCGATGGGTAATCTGGAAGCGTCCGTTGTTGGTGTGGGTACGACGATTCTTGACCAGTTCAAAGGCCCGTTGACCTCCGGTATAAGCATGTTGGCGCAGAAAATCAGCGGACTTAGCGGCGTGTTTACGGGACTGGTGCAGACTATCGGCCCGATTCTCTCACAAATCGGCACAACGTTCCAGACAGCGTTTCAACCAGTTGTGGGAATGGTGCAATCTCAGTTGCTTCCGGCACTCAAGCCGCTTATGAGTGCCTTACAGAATATCGGCAATGCCATCATGCCTGCAATCCAGCCCATCGCATCAGGGTTAGCTACCGTGGCGAGCTACATCGTGCAAACTATGAGTGCCATCTCAACTGCCGTAACGCCGGTGATTAATAACATCGCCTCGTCGATTCAGACGGTGCTTCCGGCACTCCAACCGCTAATGAGTGCTTTGCAGAATCTCGGTAATGCCATCATGCCTATTATCACGGCCGCAATCCAGACCATTGCACCAGTGTTGTCTACCTTGGTGAGCAACATCGGGCAAACCATGAGCGTTATCGCGACTGCTGTAACTCCGGTGATTAATAACATCGCTGCGTTGATTCAGGCCGTGCTACCCGCCATTCAATCAGCGTTCCAAATCTGTGGCACTTACATTCAAAGCGTCATCAACGCGGTTTTCCCATTCATTCAGACGGTTATCACATCCGTTATGAACGTTATCAACGAGATAATCACCACCGTATTGGCAGCGATTAACGGTGATTGGTCTGGAGTATGGGAAGGAATCAAGAATATCGCTTCCAGCGTCTGGGACGGTATCAAAAGTATCGTTTCCGGTGCCATCAATGCAGTGTTAGGCATCATCTCAAGCGTGCTGAACGGTATCAGCGGTATTTTCAGCAATGTGTGGAACGGTATCAATGGCGCGGTAAGCAGTGCATGGAGTGGCATTACCAGTACTGTCAGCAGTGGCGTAAGCTCGATGATGAATTTCATCACCAGTATCCCAAGCCGTATCATGGGCGTATTCAGCGGGGCCGGATCATGGTTGCTGAGCGCCGGACAGAACATTATTCAAGGTCTGATTAACGGCATCACTAACGCCATCGGCGGAGCCATCTCAGCAGTCAAAGACGCTGTTGGCGGTATCATAGACGGTGCCAAGAGCCTACTGGGTATCGCATCCCCGTCGAAGGTATTCGACCGTGAAATCGGTCGAATGATTCCTGCTGGTCTTGGCCGTGGCGTATCGGAGAACGAGCGTGCGGCCACTCGTCCGGTGGAAGACATGGTGAATTCTCTTCTACCGTCGTCCATCGTGACGCCTATGCCAGTCATGTCCAACCCGGTGCCTGTGAACATGAACAGTGGCCCGCGTGTGAGCGCGCCTATCACGGTGAACGCGCTTGACCCGAACGCGGCGGCACGGGAAACCGTGAGGGTGATTAATTTCCACTACGTGTGACAAGCCGCGCGGGTAGACTGAGGGTATGGCTATCTTTACCTTTGACCCGCGCGACATCCGCCTGACCCTGAACGGGTTCCCCTTGTATGGGACTGACTCGTATGGGTGTGAGTGGCACGTAACGTTTCAGAACGTTTCGGGATTGTTCGACGGTGTTGGTTCGACCTTGCAGACCAAAGATAAAGCGTGGTCGGATGGCTGGTTTAGCAATATTCCAGTGGCTCAGGGTCGCTCGATCAGTGTCGAGGGTCATATTATCGGCAGATGCACGGAAAACTGCATCAACGCTTGGGATGCGTTCAAACGTTCGTTTAATATCACCAGTCAGTCGCTTGTCGTGGAGTTGGGGAACATCAGCCGTCAGGTGCAGGTCATGCAGTCGTCTTCCGCTCCGCTGGTGGAGTGGGCTGGCGTGAACATTCTCAAATTTAGTATCGGTCTGACCGCTTTAGACTCGTATCTTTACGATACTCAGTCATTGAGCGAAAAAACCGGGTTGCCGCACACTCAGGGCGGTATGACGTTCCCCTACCATTTCGAGGATATAGACACGGGCAAGGGTTCAATGTGGGTGTGGTCTGAAACAACCGTGTCGGGTAGCGTGCGTCTGACTAACACGGGTAGTGCTCCGAGTCCGGTGACGATTCGTGTCGATGGGCCTGTGGTCAATCCGCAGGTTGAGCATAGTCCTAGCGGGCATGTCATGGCGTTCGATCTCAGTTTGGGTGATGGTCATTACATTCTTATCGACGGTGCCACTCATGAGATTCTTATAGATGGCACCGATCCGGCACGTGGCAGTGTGACCAGACGAGAATGGAGTTACGCGGAGGTAGGGGAGAACATTTGGATGTTTAGTGCAGAGAAACCATCTGATAACGCGCGTATGACGGTCACGTTCAACCCGGCTTACATCTAAGGAGGTGCCGGATGCCTTTTATCTCCAACCGATTGCCGCAGTCGAACGGCTTATACTCGGACACTGCGCGTGTATTGTGGCAGCGTTCCGGATTGCAGTTCGTCGCCGTCACGTTGAACGACGGCACGGTGATAGCCGAACTCCCAGACCTCCAACTAACCCACCTGACGTAC